TAAGGATGACAAGGGGGACAACACTGCAATCTGTATCGCGGGCATGGACTCCTCAGGCATCCTCCATGTTGTGGACATGTACGCGCACAGGTATAGCCCAACCGAAGCGGTCGATAAGATGTTCGAACTTCAGGAGATGTACGACATCCAGACCTGGGTGGTGGAGGATGACAACATCTCCAAGGCTATCGGTCCGTTCCTCGACCAGGAGATGATGAAGCGCCAAGTGTTCCTCTACCTTGAGCGTATCCGCCCTCATAAGGACAAGCAGGCCCGTGCAACCTCGATCCAGGCCCGTATGCGAGCGCAAGGCGTTCGCTTCAATTCCACGGCCCCCTGGTACTTCGACCTCTTCAATGAACTTGTTAACTTCCCAAGGGGAAAGACAGATGACCGCGTTGACGCCCTCGCATGGATCGGCCTCATGCTCGCAAAGATGGTCCCTTCTGCAACACGGGAGGAACTTGACGAGCTTGCCTGGGAGGAAGAAATGGGCATCGATGACTACGACCAGGGAGGGCGCAGTGCAATCACTGGGTACTAAGGCGCATCCCGTAGGGATGGGGTTGGATACGCAGTGCGGTCAATGTGGCCGCGACATGTCCTCCTGCACCTGTGACTTCGGAGTATGACGATGGACTTCTGGACATGGCTTGGCTACTCACTCCTCGGCCTCCTGGTCATTGCGGCCATCTTTGTGGTCTTCTACATTCACCTTCTTGCGAGTATTGACTGATGGACAACGAAGATAAAGATGGCAACGAGTGGTTGCCAGTTGAATTCACCACGAAGATTACTCTCGACGTGGAGACCCTTCGCTCACCCAATCTGGTGCCCCGCTTCAGCGAGGACGAGATGGATGCGCTCGGGCATATGGTTGTGGAGGACTTCGAACGCGACCGCCAGACCCGCTTCGAGTGGGAACAGCGGATGGCGAACGCCTTGCGCCTCGCCCTCCAGGTGACCGAGAAGAAGACATTCCCCTGGGAGGGCGCAGCCAATGTCAAGTTCCCGCTCATCACCATTGCAGCCATGCAATACCAGAGCCGAGCCTATCCTGCTCTCGTTAATGGTCCTAGTCCTGTTGCCGCTCGCCCTCTGGTGTCCATGCCGAAGATGCGTATGCCGCCGATGCCGCCTCAGCAGCAAGGTCAGCCACCTGATCCGAAGGCCCAGGCTGCCATGCAGCAGTTCCAGCAACAAGCCCAGCAACTGAAGGCCAAGTACGACGCTGAGTGCGACCGCGCCGAAGCCATTGCCAACCACATGTCCTACCAGATTCTGGAAGAGGACGAACAATGGGAAGAGAACCATGACAAGGCACTCCTCATCCAGTCAATACTTGGCTGCGTATTTAAGAAGTCTTACTTCGACCCCATTCGGTGTCACAACGTTTCAGAGTGTGTCAGCCCCAGGGACATCGTCGTTGACTACTTCACACAATCCATCGAGACAGCCCCCAGGCTCACCCACATCGTCTACCTCTCCGCCAACGATTGTTACGAGAGAACTGCACGCGGAATCTTCTCTGCGATGCATACGGACGCCCCTAAGCCAGACCCCAAGCTCACCTACGCCACCGACCAGGAGCAGAACGAGCGCATGGGACTCGTCCAGCAGCCCGACGACCATGACGCGCCATATGAGTTGCTGGAACAGCATAGGACACTTGATTTTGACGGCGACGGATACGGAGAACCTTATACAGTTACTGTCCGTTATGACACACGGCAGGTGCTGCGCATCGTGCCGCGATTCACTCGCTCGTGCATTACTTACGCCCCCACCGGAAAGCTCCTAAGGATCGAGCCGGTCTGCGCCTTCACCAAGTACCCCTTTATCCCTTCGCCGGATGGAGGCTTCTATGATCTTGGCTTCGGCGCACTCCTCGGCCCCATCAACGAGACCATCGATAGTGCCATCAATCAGCTCCTCGATGCGGGTACCCTCCAGACTGCTGGAGGAGGATTTGTCGGAAGGGGCTTCAAGAACAAGAAAGGCGAGTACAGGTTCCGCCCAGGTGAGTGGAAGACAGTCGATAGCACAGGCGACGACATCAGGAAGAACGTCGTCCCCCTACCGACTAACCCGCCGTCTCCGGCCCTCTTTCAGTTGCTGACCCTTCTGATCGAGTATGGCGAAGCCGTTGCAGGCGCAGTAGACATCCTCCAGGGCAAGAACCCCGGCCAGAATACCCCGGCAGAGACGAGCCGGGCGATGGTCGAACAAGGCATGAAGGTCTTCAATGGAATCTACAAGCGTACCCATCGTGCCCAAACGCAGGAGTTCCGCAAGCTCTATCGCCTCAATACCATCTTCCTCTCCGAGGACATGCCCTACTATGCACGAGCCGTCCCTCTCGAATCCCAAAGTGCCGCAGGCCTCTATAAAGGTGCTAATGTCAACATCAGATGTTCAGCTGATCCTTTCTATATGTCAGACGCCCAGCGGTATAACCAGGCAACAGCACTACTGCAAGCTGCGCACGCGAGCCCCGGCTACGACCTCTATCAGGTCAACCGCTACTACCTACAGGCCCTGAAGATCCCGAGCATCGACACCTTCCTGCCCGACCCCAAAGGACCCTTTGCGGTGCCGCCGATGCCGAACCCGAAGATCGTGGAAGCGCAGATGAAAGCCCAAGCTGCCCAGCTCAAGGAGCAACTTAACTTCAAGATGAAGTTGATGGAGCTAATTCAGAAGGCCGAGTTGCAGGCAGCACAGATCAAGCTGATGGAAGCACAGGCAGTACAGGCCTTGGCAGAAGCAAAGGGAGTAGACACAGGACACCAGATCGCCCTGCTCGATGCCCAGATTGCGGCCGCCAAGAACAAGCAGGAGGGCACTCTCGAAGCCATCAAGCTCCTGCATGAGATGAGTCAAGGAGATGAAGATGGTGGAAGTAAGTCGGGAGGAATGGGTTCTATGGCGGGATCATCCGGTGACGGAGGCGCTATGGGCAATGCTGCAACGGCACCACAAGGACCTGGAGGAGGCCCATTTGGAGCGCTTCCGACAGCAGGTAGTCCTTTCTGATGACTGGACCAAGGTAAGAGACGCCAAGGCTATAGGCGCATACGAAGTGTATAGCTACCTTCTAGATATGGATGAAGAAGATGTCAACGCAAGTGAATAGAGTTACAGCCTTCCAGGCCGCAGTCAACGCAATGCATAGGCTTGAGGACGACCTCGCAAGAGGCGCAAAGGTCCGTAAGGACGACCTCGACCTGATCCGCTATGCCCTCCGCTCGGGCTTCATCAAGGCGCTCATCGAGAACGCCCTGTCCGATGCTGAGCGTAAGGAGTTCGATGCAATGGAGAAGGCGCATGTCATGAAGTTCTTCGCCGAAGAGGACAAGAGTAATGTTTACTAAATGGAAACCCGCAGGCCAGTTCGTCCTCGTGGCGATGGACAAGGTCCCTGAGAAGGTGGGCAGTATCATCATGCCCCCGGCGAAGACAGAGCGCGAAGAGATGGCGCACATGGAAGGCACCCTCGTAGCTGTAGGCTGCGATGCATGGGCTGACCGTCATGCGCCCGCCAAGGTAGGCGATAGAGTCCTCTTTGCCAAGTACGCAGGCTTCCTGCGCGAAGAGAACGGCGTCAAGTACCGTGTAATGCACGACCTCGACATCGTCATGGTCCTGCACAAGGAGAACAATGATGACTGATGAAGTGATGGATGATGGTAACGAAGGGATCGATCCGGTAGTACTCGCGGAGGCCGCCGAGCAAGGCTGGGTCCCGCAGGACCAATGGAAGGGTAAGCCCGAGGAGTGGAGTGATGCCGAGACGTTCGTCAGGCGTGGGCGGGAAATCAATCCCATCCTACGCAAGGCTCTTAAGAAGGAGCGTGAGCGCACCGCTGCACTTGAGACTGAGCTACGTGCGACTGGGGCTACTGTTGCTGAACTGCGCGAGTACTTGGCGAAAGTTGAGGAGAGGGCTACGGCGAATGCTCTTGCGTCCCTGAAGCGTGCCCGCACAGCCGCCCTCGAAGCCGGGGATCATGCCGCCGCAGCGGAGGCCGAAGAACAGATGGACCAGCTCAAGGACTCTCCTTCTGCGGTCCCGAAGGCCAAGACCGCCACCACCCAAACGATCCATCCCCAGGTCCAGTCCTGGATGGACGACAACCCTTGGTACAATGACGACGAAGACATGAAGGCGTATGCTGATGGCATTGCCCAACGTCTGATGCAGGCTCGTGCAGGTACGACCTTCGAGCCGAAGGATATCCTGCCCACCGTGACGGATAAGGTGAAGAAGATGTTCCCGGCCAAGTTCCAGGGCGATGCGCCGCCGAGCGCCATGTTTGAAGGTGGGGGTGGTGGTGGCACCGGTGGGACCCGCTCAGGCCTCCCCACTGGCGGTAAGAGCGCCTTCGACAAGCTGCCCGCCGAGGCCCGTTCCCAGTTCAAGCGCTTCTACGAGGCTGGCTACTATATCGACCTCAAGACCAAGAAGCCTCTCGACCTCAAAGCCGCCCAGGCGGAATACCTCAAGGAGTATGAATAATGTCCAAGCCGTACGAAGTCCGTCATCCTGACGCCATCCCGAGTCGGGCACAGGTGCAGAATGATCTGGCCCCAGAAAAGGCTCCTGCACAAGAGCCTGTAACATCTGGTAACAATGATACCTTGCCCCGTCGTCGCATGATTGGCGGCGGAAGTAAACTTGGTGTAGACTGTCGCAAACTCATAGAAGCGGGGTTCCACCCCTACTGGCGCAACGATATGGACGGCAGAGTCCAGGAAGCGCTTGCCAATGGCTATGAGTTCGTCCATCCAGACGAGATTGAGGAAGTAAATCTCCGCGTCGGCGCACAGCCGATGTCGGCGGATAAAGTTAGCCGGATTGTTGGCTACACAGACAAGGGTGATCCCATTACTGCCTACTTGATGAAGATCAAGAAAGAGTGGTTTGAGGAGAATCAGGCCTTCTACCAGAAGCGCAATGATGCCATTGATCGTGCAGTCAGGACCGGGAACATTTCTTCGGTAGAGCAAGGCTACTCCCCCAAAGAGGGCATTACCTACCAGACTCGAAATCGTTAATGGAGGCCTGAAATGGCTAACCCGGCAGCACCACATGGCATGTGCCCCGTGGCGTACCTCAACGGTGCGCCCTGGACAGGCAAGGCCAACCTCTACCACATCCAGTCCACCGACACCATTGCCTACTACATTGGCGACATCATGCAGGCTGTTACTGCAACTGCCAACGGTAGTACGGTCGGGTCGGATAGCCTGGGTGTCCCGAATGTGACGGGCTTCCCGCTCGGCGTCTCGGTCACTGGCTATGGTGCTTCCGGCACTGCCAACGTCGGTGCCTTCATTGGCCCTATCGTCGGCGTGCAAGTAGCGCCCGTAGGCGCTGGTGCCAACAATGCGCAAGGCCAGAACGTCAACCTGAACGTCATGTCGGTCCCTGCCGTCAAGACTCACGACTACTATGTGTGGATCGCAGATGACCCGAACCTGATCTTCGAGATTCAGGGATCGGCCTCACTGGCCTGCACAGCCTCCAACACAGTTGAGTCGAACACTACGTTCTTCCCGACTGCACCGGCAACCTCGTTCGGCCCGGTGTCGGCAACCGTAGTGGACACTCTGGTGACCTCTGCGACTGCGCCTCTGAAGGTCGTAAGCATCCCCTACCGCGTGAACGTTAGCTTCGGTGTGAATATGCCGCTGCTTGTGAAGTTCAACACGCACTTCCTCAACGTCGCGTCCGGTACTACCGGCCAGTAATAGGAGACTATCATGCCAGGAATTGGCGGTATCATCACCACAGGCGCACACCCCAAGGCGCTCTGGCCGGGAATCAAGGCGTGGTGGGGTCGTACGTACGCGGAGCACCAGGAAGAATGGCCGCACCTCTTCATGCAGGATTCGTCCCACATGAACTACGAGGAAGACGTCCAGGTCATCGGGTTCGGTCTCGCGTCGGTCAAGCCGGAAGGCGCTGGTACGATCTACCAGTCCGAAGTACAGGGCTTCATCACGCGGTACGTCCACCTCGCGTATAGCCTCGGCTATATCGTGACGCAGGAAGAGCTGGAGGACAACCTCTACGAGAAGGTGAGCAAGCGGAGGGCAGCATCGCTGGCCTTTAGCTTCCGCCAGACCAAGGAGAACGTTGCAGCGAACATCTACAACAACGCCTTCACCTCGGGTGTGCAGTTCCAGGGTGGGGATGGAGTGTCGCTCCTGAATGTGGCTCACCCGAATACCTCGGGCGGCACCTTCAGCAACATGCTCGCAGTTGGCGCAGACCTCTCAGAAGCAAGCCTGGAGGACCTGATCGTGCAGATCATGGGTGCTACGGATGACGTAGGCAACCTGATCAACATCATGCCGCAGTCGCTCCTGGTCCCTCGGCAGGAATGGTTCAATGCCAACCGGATCATGAAGTCTGTGTTCCAGTCTGGCACGGCCAACAACGACATCAATGTCATCAAGGCCGAAGGCTCGATCCCCGGTGGCATCCACGTCAACCACTACTTCACGTCCCCTCACGCATGGTTCATCCGCACGAACTGTCCTGACGGCATGAAGATGTATCAGCGTGTCGCCATCACGTTCGAGCAGGACAACGACTTCGATACGGGCAACGCCAAGGCCAAGAGCCGTGAGCGTTACTCGTTCCTCTGGACCGATCCGCGTGGTCTCTTCGGGAGCAATGGGCCGTGAAGAAGAAAGTTCCTGTCACGAAGGCCAAGGCAATGCATAACAAGGCCAAGCCCCTTAAGGACAAGGTGAAGCCTGCCGGTAAGCCGGTGGGCATCCCCAAGATGCGTAAGGGATACGCCAAGTAGGAGAAGGTCATGCCACTGAAGAAAGGGAAATCGAAGAAGACCATCTCATCGAACATCTCTGAGTTCCACAAGGGCAAGACCTTCGCCCACACTGCGAAGAAGTTTGGCAAGGCCACTGCAAATAAACAAGCGGTGGCCGTTGCTTTATCTACTGCCCGAAAATCCAAAGGGAGAGGACGATGAGCGGCAATAGTCACAAGATGGATGCAATCGGTAGTCCTAACTCTGAACCGTTCAGGATGAAGATGCAGAAGCAGGGCTTCTCCGTACCCCCGGCTGATGTCCCACGACCCATGACGGCTAACCCCGTCAAGAATGTTGCACCAGGGCTTGGCGCGAAAACACTATCGCACCCGTTCAAGGCTGGTAAGTCCCACATTTAAGGAGCCATCATGGCTACGGTAGCATCTCAACCTCCAATCCGTACTCCCTCGGGCGGTACGACCGATCAAGTATTCCAGCCTCTCGCAGACTGCGGTAACGGTAACCCTGCCTTCTACCACCAGTACTTCGATGACTTCGATCAGGCTATCTCGTTCAATGCAACAGGTGGTACAGGTACATACACTGTCACGGGTACCGGCACCTTTGCTGCCAACTCCCAGGATGGTGGTGTAGGCCGGATGTCGGCCCTGACGGCGTCGTTCGAACAAATCCAGCTACCAGTACCTAGCTTCGCTGCCAACATTGCGCCGAAGAAACTGTTCTTCGAGATGGGTTTCACGGGCATGTCAACGCCCGCCCTCTCGACTATCTTCGCCGGTCTCATCAACACGAATGCCAACTTCACTGGCACGACGATCACTGATGGCATCTACTTCAAGTACGCAGGCGCAACCAACATCCTGACGTTGACGAGTGCTATTGGTTCGGTGGCAACCACGGTGACGATCCCGACTGCGGCCTACAGCCTGTTGACTGCTGCGACGCCGTTCGCTCTGGCCTTCTATGTGACCCGCCTGGGTGACATCCTGGCCTACGTCGATACGCAACTCGTGGGCTTCGTCCCGCAGTCGAACATCGGCACGACCGGCAACCCGCAGAACGCAGGCGCTGTCGCCCGCATCACTGGGCCGACCATCACGACTGCCCTGCTGACTCCGAGTCTTGGTATAGCGGCAGCAGCGGGCGCTACCCGGTCTATTGATATTGATTATATGACTGTGGAACGGGAGCGTTAAAATGAGCACTATTTCCTATGGCTCTTTGATTATTCAAGTAGTCACTACTGGATCTAACGGCGCTGGTTACTGTACTGCTACAGGGGTTCAAGTCGGGGATGTCTTGGTAAATTTTTATGACCAGTCAAACCCTAACCAGACTCAAGGAGCTATTTTCTCTCCTGCGGTAAGTACTGCGGATAGTATTTATCAGGCTAGTGGTGGGAATCTTAGCGGTAACACATATGTAATGACCTTCGTGAGGATTTGAGATGCCATTCGCCGTCGCTACACAAATCCTGGATGACGGCCCCCGCAATACGGTAGCCAAGACGACAGGGGACTTCTCGATGGCAACGCTGCCTACGGCAGTGACCATCCTGGACCCCTCTCTTCTTACCAGTATGAACCCCGGAATGTCGGGGTCCTTTCTGGCTACCCTACTGCGGCTCGATCATATTGACTACTCCATCTCTGACGGCATTACAGTCCAGCTCTACTGGGACGCAACTACCCCAGTAGCAATTGCTGAACTATATGGCCGGGGCAAGATCGAGGCGGCAATGTGGGGCGGCTTCCAGAACAATGCTGGTGCTGGTGTAACCGGGAAGATCATCATGACCGTCATCCTGGCTGACCAGACCGTAACCACCCCCGTGGGGTCGATCTTCCTTGTCCTCAAGACGGTCAAGTTCCGTCCGATTAGTGTTGGAGGTGCATGATGGTCGCCAAGGCAAAGCCGACAACCGCCCAATTCCATATGGCTGGCGACAAGGTCCTATGGAAGGGCATCCTGCTCACCGTACTTCGTGTGCGTGAAGACGGCTACATCGAGTGCTGGTCTCCCACCATGCACGTAACCGTTGACACGCATGCCCAGCTTGAGAAGGCTAACAAGTGACTATCAACCTGCTGGCTCAGTACGGTTTTGCTACTCCCACTTCGAGTGGGAATACTACTATCGTCGCCGCCGTGGCAGGCTATAGGATCATCGTATCCCAGGTGTGTGTAATAACAAGCGCCGCCAACAGTGTCAAGTTCCAGTCCAACGGGACCTCTGACATCAGCGCTCTTATGCCCCTCGCCGCCAATGGTGGCTTTGTCCTGCCCTACTCTGACCTTGGGTGGATGCAGACCAACATTGGTGAGTCCTTAACTTTCAATATGTCTACCGGGACTTCCACAGGTGTCCAGGTCGTTTACGCTCTATCAAGCAATTAGGAGCCTGTCATGTCCCTCTACACTGTTACCCAGCTAAACTTCTCGGTAGCCAGCACCGCGAACGATATCTTCACAATCGTCCCTACAGCGAGCCGTATTATCCAGCTGATTGAGTTCTCTGTCTCTGGTATGGCTACTGCCTCATCGGCCTGTGATGTCAACATCTATGCGATCACGACAGCAGGTTCTGCTGGCGGCGGCGCTCTCACGCCGCAGGCATTGAACCCTGGCTATGCACCAGCATCAACGGTCACGGTTAGCACGACATGGACTACGCAACCTACCATCGGCACACAACCTCTTGTGCCGCTCGCGGTCAACGGCAACGGTGGTATCTATCGTTGGGTCGCAAGACCCGATGAGGTGATCCTGTCGATTGGTGGTGTAGCTGGTGCCCTTGGCTGGTCTGTGCGCGCCTCGACCGCCCCAACACAACCCTACACAGTCTCCTGTACGTGGTCCGAGAACCCGTTCTAACCCGAGCGTGCCATGACCGTCATCATCCTGACGACTGGCACCTCTTTCAACATCCCTGGCGACTGGACCTCTACCAACCAGATCGAGACAAATGGTGACGGGGGCGCATCCGCTTCTGTACTCGGTACCGATCCTGGGGATGGTGGTGGAGGTGGCTCAGGGTCGTATTCCACGTCATCGAACCTCACGGGCCTAAGCGGCTCTATTTCCATTGGTATTGGGCAAGGTGGCGTAGGTCCTGCGGCAGGCACAAGCTCGACCGGAGGCGCTGGCACTGGTGTCTGGTGGAATGGCACCTCCGTGGCATCGAGTCAGGTAAGCTCTAATGGTGGTGGAGGAGGGAACCCTTCTGGCATCTCTGCGGGTGCCGGGGGTGCAGGCGGCTCAACCTCGGGCACCAATGGCACCACCAAGACCGCAGGCTCGGCTGGTGGAGCTGGTGGTAGCGGTAACGGTGGTGGGGGCGGTGCAGGAGCACCTGGGCCTAATGGTGCGGGTGCGGTGGGGGGCAACGGTACAGGATCGACTGGCGGGAATGGGGGCACTGGCGACAATGGCTCGGGTGGTGCTGGTGGCGGAAGTACCGCAACCAATGGGCAACCGGGCGGCAACAATGCCAACGGTGGTGGCGGTGGTGGGGGTGCGTTCGACGGCACTGGTGGGACTGCTGGTATCCCCGGTGCTGGGGGTGGTGGCGTGGGTGCCACAGTCAATGAGCCGGGTGTCAATGGTGCCGTAGGCCAGATCAGGATCACCTACACCCCTGCGGCAGGCGGTGTCACACCCACATGGACGATGATGCCTGAGGGTCGTGTACGCTGGGCTCGTGATCCCTGGGGCATGTTCGACTACCTGGGCTGGCAACGAGGCCCCCGTCCTATCGACAGGCAACCTGCGATGCAGCAGGGCATGTTCGACGTGCCTAGGGGTAAGTACAACTGGGTGTTCTATCAGGACTCCCGCAACCAGCCTCGCGTCCCGAACTACAACTTCATCATCCCGATCCCGCCGTGGACTGAGGTGCCGAAGGGGCCGTGGAACCCTGCCTACTACCAGTCATGGCAGCGGGGGCCTACGCCTGCGAACGTTTTCCCGCCGATCCCATCGAGTATGTTCTTTGCGCTCCCGCCGAGGGGGCCGATTGACGCCCGCTATATGGTCTACTACCAGGGCGCTCAGGCTTCCCCGCCGCCATCGACGGTTGCGCCCCCGCTCCACATAACGCGCCTGCCCCTGCTAGGAGTTGGCGAGAACGGCCCCTGATGTGGTATGATCGGCGCTGAGTGTAAGCCTGCTCCGCAATGGAGCACCCTCCTGTCCGCGAGGCTTGCATGTTCACATACCTCCGTATCTACCTTACCAACTGGCTCATCTGGCTCGATGAAGGCCTTAACACGCTTCGTGGCGGCGATCCCGGCCAGAGCCTGTCGGTCGCTGCGGGCATTGCCCAAACTCAGGGCAAGCGGTGGGGCTGCGTCCTCTGCCGATTCCTGTCCTGGTTTCAGGCCAACCATTGCGCCAAGGCAGTAGCTAACGAAGGCAAGCACAGCTTGTGGGGAGACTGATATGGGCGCTCGTGACTACTACAAGAAGGGTGACTGGAACGCTATCTGCTATGTCTGCGGCTTCAAGCGCAAGGCCTCGGAGATGAAGCTCCGGTGGGATGGCGTCTATGTGTGCCACGAGGACTGGGAGATTCGCCAGCCGCAGGACTTCGTGCGGGGCATCCCCGACGAGCAGCCGCTGCCCTGGACGCAGCCCGAGAACCTGCCTGACGCCTTCAGCGGCCCCATCGTCTATCCCTCGACCAACGTTGTCGTCGGCACCCCCACGATCTTCGTAAATTCGACCCCTCAGGTATTAGGGGTCAATTACACGATCGCTCTTCCTATCGGCAGTGTGACCTTCATCACCACCTACGCCCCCGGCTCCGTAATCTCCTGGTCCGGTCAGTGGCTCGATAATGCAGGCCGCACCACTACTTACACCAACGCTTTCCTGTACCTGTGGGCTGACCTCCAGAGTACCTATCAAATCTACGGGACCTGATCATGCCAGTCACCACTACCTTCAGTGTGCAGGCCAACGACATCATGAACCGGGCGCTCCGGCTCTGTGGGACGTTCGACGCAACGAACCCACCGGGCTCACAGGACTACGCCAACGTTCAACTCGCCTTCAATATGATGATCAAGGCCTGGATTCGCAAGGGCCTTCCCATGTGGAAGATTGTTTACAATCAGGTACCTCTACTGACGACACAGAGCCTGTACAACATTGGCCCCTATGCCACTGGTACAGGCGCAGTAGTGTGCCCAAAGATTCTAAAGGTGACGTATGCCTTCATCAGAGACGCAAACAACTTCGACACGCCAATCGACCCCCTCTCCATCCAGGAATATAACCAGTATGGAAGCAAAGGGAGCCTTGGCGTGGTCAATAGTTACTGGTATCAACCTCTTGCTGATAGCACTATTACTGGTGTGAGCAGCTTCATCCAGTTCTATCCAACGCCCAGTGACAACACGCGGACGATCTTCCTGGTTTGCCTCTCGACCCTGGACGACATCAACCTCGGCACCGACCCGGTAGACTTCCCACAGGAATGCTACATGGCCCTGTCATGGTGTCTAGCCAACGAGATATCGATGGAGTACGCGACATCGATGGACCGCGTCGCTGAGATTAAGTCCCGCTCGATGGTCCTCTACGAAGAGATGGTGGACTGGTCGCAGGAGAACACCGACTCGATCCGCTTCATGTACGACACACGGAGCCGGTAATGGCCGACGCTAAGCCTATTCGTATCCCCCTCATTGAGCCGCTAGAGACCCGGGATACGACCACTCTCTACGATGCGAAGGGTGTCAACACCGTAACGGACAAGACACCCCGAGGCATGCTGATGGCCCGTAAGCGGCCAGGGCTGGTGTTTGCCTCGCAGGGTGTGGTAGGTACTGGTCAGGGCATCACCAACTATCAGAACCACCTCTACTCCATCAGTGGGGATTACCTCAACGTCCTAAGCGGGACGAGTGCGTCGCTGACGGCCCTCCTCTCAACGAACTCGGCGGCCTTCGGCGACCGGGTCGGTCCCATGACGGTGGGCTTCAATGGCTACCTCTATGTCATGGGCGGCACCACTAGCGGCGGCACTGCCCTCAATGATGTGTGGAGGAGTGCGGACGGCATCAACTGGGGGGAGATTACTACTAGTGCGCCGTGGGCTGCACGCTCCAAGGGGCAGGCACTGGTGTTCAACAACAAGCTCTACATCATGGGCGGTGCTGCTAGTGCGACGGGCACTCACTATGGGGATGTGTGGAGTACTTCCGATGGCATTAACTGGACACAGCTTAATGCTGCTGCGTGGCCGGGGCGTCGGCGCTTTGGTGCAACCGTAGCCAACAACCTCATGTGGATTGCAGGAGGGGCTGGCCCAACAGACACGCTGAGCCCCGATGGTCTCTACCCCAACACAAAGTACAACGATGTCTGGTACAGCAGCAACGGGTCTGCGTGGACGCAAGCCACCGGCCTGATGGGTGCCCCGTGGATTGCACGGAGCGACTTCGCATTCTATGGCGTAGGCACATCCCTCTATGTCTGCGGAGGCCTTCTGATTGATGCCTTCTCCAATGCAACCTCAGACCTATGGACTGACAACGGAACTGGAGGCACAACATGGTCTCTCGTAAGCGCAAACCCCTTTGGAGTAGCCTCGTCGGGACTATGGCCAATCGCCGCATTCGATTCCGCCGGTCAAGGCTTCTCGATACCGAGTGCATCGATTACGCTGACTGGTGGCAATGGTTCTGGTGCTGCGGCCTTCGGCTTTGTAGACGTAGATGATGACCCTGACACTGACTTCGAAGGTGGGCAGTATGTTGAGGTGACCTTCAGTAATGTGGGATCAGGTTATACGATCCCACCGACGATCAGCTTCAATACGACCAACGAGGGCTTCAATGTAGCCGCCTATGCGATGCTCAACGGCACGTCCAACGGTGGCTCGAAGGCCATGCGTGTCGCCGTCCTCAACGGGATAACGTACGTGCTGGAGGTCGAAGCAACCGGCACCTATGACCACGTCCTCTGGTCCACAACCAACGGCACCACGTTCACGAACACGAACACGAACTTCTCCGCAGGCTGGACGCCTCGCGACGGGGAGTTCTTCGCCTATGGCAACCTCTGGTTCACTAGCGGCCTGGACGGCAGCAACATCTACTACAACGATGTGTGGCACATCACCATCGGTGGGGGATCGTTCGCCCTCAACCCAACCGTACCTAACCTGTTCTACCACTTCAATCAGACCTCCTCGACAGTAACGAGCCCCTTGCTAGTCTTCAAGTCCACTGCGGACCTGTATGACTTCAATGCCAATCTCTCACTGTTGACGAAGCTGACTACGGTTGCTAACTACCCTACTACTACGGTGCCAGGACTGGTCGTGCTGGACACCTACTTCTTCGTCATGGACCCGCAAGGGCGCATCTGGAATTCGAACATCAACGACCCTACAACGTGGGTCGCTACGCAGGTTATCTCGATGGAGAACGAGCCGAACGGCGGGGTGGCAATTGCCAAGCTCGGGCCGTTCGTTGTGGCCTTCGGACAATGGACTACGGAGTTCTTCTACGACAACGGGATTGCGCCCCCGGCGAGTCCGCTCGCCCCTGAATCATCCCTGCCGTTCGACGTAGGTTGCGTCAATGGGGAAAGCGTGCGTGAGATGCAAGGCAACATCATCTGGATCGGTACGACCAAGATCGAAGGTCAGGGCGTCTACATGTTCCAGAACTACACCCCCGTCAGGATCAGTACACCCTTTGTCGATCGTATCTTGCAGGCTGACCCCCTCACTAACATCTCGGCCCTCAACCTGGATGCTTCAGGCTACTCGATCTACATCCTGACGCTCCACACCTCCAACATCACACTGGTGTATAACTTCGCCAATCAGGTATGGGACGTATGGACTAGTACGACAGCCAACCAGACTGTCGCCATCCAGGGTCTGACGAGCGACCCCTATGGGCTGGTGACGGCTAGTGCAACAGGACATGGCCTCTCCGATGGCGACCCTGTACTGGTTGCGGGCGCATCTAATGCTGGGTATAACGGCTTCCAGAATGCACAGGTCGTAAGCCCGAATGTGTTCCAGTACGTGCTGACGGCGAACCCCGGCACCAATGCCGGTACGGCGACGCTGACGAACTACACGGAGAACTGCTTTAGCCCGATTGCCTCGGCACAAATCCTGGATATCGACTACCTGCAAGACCCCACGAATGGGCAAATCTATACGCAGGGCATCCTGAACTACAACGACCTGGGCAACCCGATCAATGTGCGGCTGGTGACCGAACGGTGGGATGGTGACACGAGCGAGTGGAAGTTGTGCAGGCGCATCTCCCTGCTAGGAGACATCGTACAGTCGAACTGCATGATCGCCTACACCGACAACGATTACCAGTCCTACTCCGCGTTCCGCACGATGGCCCTAAACGATGGTCAGCGGGCTACGGTGGCGGGCGCAGGACGCTTTAGGCGCAGGGCATTCCAGATTCGCCACACCGCATTCACACCCTTCAGGGCAGCGTTCCTGGAGCTGGAAGTAGTTAAAGGAGGTTTCTGATGGAAGCCATTACAGTTGAGCCCTTCACCAGGGAACTAGCTACAGAGATTACACCCCTTGGGCAGGAAGCCTGGAACGAGTGCTCTGTGATAAAGAAGGATACATGCGCCTACCACGGGCAGCGCGGCCTTCCTATCGACCCCAACATCGAGCAGTACCTTCGTCTGGCAGACAATGGTGCCCTGGTAGCTATGACACTACGTATAGATGGTGTCCTGCACGGCTATGCCCTTATGGTCCTCTACTATAGCCTGCACCTCAAGAATGAGCTATGCGGGAATGTGGACACCTTCTACATCCAGCCAGACTATCGCCGCTTCATGCCAAGGTTCATGTCGATGGTCGAGGACGAGTTCCGGTCACGTAACGTAAGTATTGTGGGCTGGCCTGTAACCATGACAGGCAAGCTGTTCGACATCCTCAAGAAGCGCGGGTATATCGCAGACGATGTCATTATGGAACTGAAGCTGAAAGACCTTCCGAGGGGTGAATCATGTGTGTAGTTGCAGGAGCAGTTGGTGCAGTTGCGGGTGGGATTGGCTCGCTTGCTAATAGTTTTGGGGGTGGAGGCGGTGTGCCCTCCGGGGCGCAGGCTGTCTATAATCCGCAGTCGCTAGGGCAGGACCTGACAGGTATCCTCTCGGGTGGCTTGTCTGCGGGCCTTGGTATTAGTGGCCTTGCTGGCGGCAACCTGAACCAGCTACAGGCAGGAGCGGCTGCGGCCAACCCATTCGGTAGCCAGTCCAACAAGTACTACGGCCCACTACAGAACCTTCTTGGCGGCGGGCTCCAGAACCAGATCGCAGGTACGCAGGCCGGTGAGCAGAGCGTACTCAACAGCATCACAGGCAACCAGTACATCGGTAGCAACACGGGGCTGCTGTCGCAGATGGGTAACATCTCGACGCCGGGGGTGACTGCGTCCTTGCAGAATCAGGTCAACAACCCAACGCAGCTCCTGTCGTCAGTCAATCAGGGGAACAGCCAGATCAGTAATGTGCTAGGTCAGAACCCCTACTCCTTCACCCAGGGTGAGCAGTTCCAGTACAACCAGGGTATGGGCGCTGTGAATGCCTCGCTGGCGGCGCAAGGTATGGTGGGCTCCGGCAATCAGATGATCAGCCTGGAGAACTACGGCCAGAACTTCGCATCGCAGGCCACACAGCAGAACCTCAACAATCTGTTCACCGCCAACTCGCAGGCGCAGGGTTTGCAGGGCATCGTGAACCAGATGGGCACCAATCAGTTCAATGAGACAGCGGGCCTCGGCAACTATCTGACAGGGCAGCAGCAACAGAGCTTCGGCAACCAGCTTAGCACGCAGCAGCTCTACACCGGGCAGCAGCAGGATACGGCGCAGAACCTGATGAATCTTCTGTCAGGGCAGGTAGGCATCGGTAGTCAGGGGCTTCAGGCTTTTGAAGGGCTCATCCCCGGCCTCCTCACGGCGACGCAGGCATCGCAGTCTAGTCCTGGTACGGCTGGTGGTATCCTTGCAAACCTGGGTGTGGCGAATCAGGCAAGCGCAGGTAACCTTGCCAGTGGTATTGGTGGACTTGCCAATGGTATTGGCAATATGCTCAGCGGCGTCAACCTTGGTGGCGGCGGTATCAGCACAATGGGTAGCGAGAACCCCGGCGCTTCCTCAACATCAACCCCGGACGACCTCATCTCGGGTTACACAGGATAAGGAGGCGGTATGCCATTCAGTATGCAAGCCCCAAACAATCTGGTGCAGTCTGCGTTCGACGCCTACAATGCGCCGATCCAGTCGCAAATCCTCCAGCAGGACCTTTCCCTCAAGAAAGAGGAGGTCGTAGCACAACAGATGGCTATCCAGAACCAGATCGGTATCCAGCAGGACATGACCAAGATTTGGGGTCCTGGTGGGATCGGCTCGGCGCAGGATGCCACAGATAACCCGTCCATCGACCAGATGCCCAAGTTCATGGCCACAGCACAGTCCCTTGCGATGCACGGACAGCCGCAGGCCGCAATGACTATGCTCTCGACAGCAAGCCTGTTGGGGATGAGGCAGGCAGAGACGCAGAAGTATGCACAGCAAGCTACATGGCGGCAGCTTGAGGTTGCCGGGTCGGCGCTCGGTGGCGTGAAGGCGGGCGATCAGGCCTCGGAGGATGTTGCACTCGCAACCATGCGGGCGCAAGGTATCGACCCTGCCAAGTACGGACTCGTCGGCGATATCGCTAGTGACTGGGACAAGATCCCTGCCCTCTCGCAGTCTGCCATGTCTCGTGCCCAGCAGATACATCAGGCCGACAGGGACCGTACGTTTGCGGAGAAGGTGCAGCAGGACCACTTCCACGATTCGGTTGCATCGATGCGCCTGGGGCAAGGTGCCCAGCGTATTACCATTGCTAACGGCAATCTTGACCTTCACCAGAAGGAGTTTGTCGACAAGCAGAACGAGGAGAACAAGCGTGATGCTCGGGCGCAGGATGGCCTCGACCTCAAGACCAATGACCGTAACGACAAGATTCTCGCTAACGCCCGTCGCGTCACCTCGGTCGATGTCCAGCAGGCGGATGGTGTGGTGCAGTCTGATAGCCGCACCTCGGGTATTGCACCCCCGCTCCAGAAGGCTATTGCACGGATGGCAGCACGGTATGCCAAGGACGACGTAGCTCATGAGTACGGGCAGGATGCGCCTCCCGGAGCCTACGACGCAGCCCTGTCGAAGGCACTGGACAAGATGGAGAAGCGCGGGGACTTCAAGCAGGCGCAGAGCAGCGACTACAAGTTCAACGCCCCGGTGCCTGCTGCACCGAAGTACTCGCCCGTAAAGCCGCCGATCCCCTCTACACCGAAGGGTATCCCGGAAGGTAGCAAGGTCATTGGCAAGACGCCCGATGGGTCGAAGGATGTGTGGCAGGACCCGAAGGGTAACAAATGGACTGAATGATGGCACAACCCTATATGGGGGACGTTGTCCCCGGCGCAGCACCACCGTCCAACGATGGGCCTAAGCCCTACGAGGGGACGGTCGTGCCTATGCAGAGTGCATTGGCGAAGGCTCCTCCGCAGGCACCACAGGCGCAGCCTCAAGCACCGCAGGGGCCGCAGCCCTATAGTGGGCCAGTGCAGCAGGCCCCGACGACGCCTACCCAGGCGGTAGAGCAGCGTTCGCAGAAGTCGTCTCAGGAGTTGACGAAGGAGTTCTACTCCATGCAGAACGGTAGTGCCCACCAAAGGGCGCAGCAGGCCATTGCCCGGTTCAACTTCGATGACATGATGAAGAACGACCAGGGCTTCAAGGCGTTCGTGGCAGGGGCATTCCCTGAGGTACCGCTCGAAGCAACGAAGGCCCTGTTCTCCAAGGTAGGGGCCGCTGCATTCAACAAGATTGGGCAGACCAACATTGGCAAGTCCCTCATCGCCTACTATCAGGCAGGCAAGGATGCGTCCGCGCTGGCCGACGACCTGATCAAGCACGACCGCCAGTCCACTGCGCGGGAGCTACAACTTAAGAAGGACAACGACGAGTTCTTCAAGGCCAACCCGCACTACAAGGCCTTCGATGAGGAGGTCTACCACGCTGGCGAAGACCCCAACTACAAGCTGTCCCCGGAGGCTGCCTACTACAAGAAGACCTACCTCGATCCTCGTAAGCAGCGGTTCGACTTCAGTGTGCAGGAGGCCAAACGCCTGGGCGTGCAGTTGCCTGACGACATGGTAGACCTCGACAAGTACATGCACCGGCAGTACATGGAGCCGAAGCAGGGGCAGACGTTCTTCAAGACCTTGCAGGATGTGGTTGATCCGAATGAGATGTTGCTCAACCACCCATCGACGCGGGGCTTCAGCAGGGACCCGGAGATTTTCCAGGTGCCCAACGCAGGCGTGGTGCAGTCCGCCCACACCGGTGAGCGGGGTGGCTACATGATCGACCCTGGCTCACGCATCGTTGACATCTATAAGGGTGGGAAGGTCATTGACCGAGGCAGTATCGTTACCGATCCCATTACGGGCGACCGGTCCATTGCCACCAAGAACGGCGGCCTGTGGGACATGGAACGTGGCACGACGAAGGAGATTGAAGCCCATACACCTGCCCGGTACTTCAAGAGTGCAGCGGCCTCGATGACGGAGGCGCAGACACAGATCGATGACACTATTGCGAACGCCAAGTTCCTGCAAGGACTGAAGACTAGCCCGAGCCTACTGAAGCATGCGGTGCCCGAAGGTGTGAGGCCGCCTGACAAGTCCTGGGAGAAGGTTGACATCCCCGGCTACAAGGGCTTCGACGGTTGGCACTTCAATCCCAAGATGGCGAACGTCCTGAACGACTACACCGGCACGAAGATGGACACCAATACCATGATGCAGGGGGTGAATCGCATCATGCAGGGGTCGATCTTCCTTGACCCGCTGAAGCACTTGTTCAATGTAGAGTTCCACGCAGCGATGCAGGCAGGCCTCTTTGGCGGGTTGACACGGACACTCCAGGGTGGAGTGCGCCTGCTGACTCCGGGGGAGCAGACCCTCACCCGGCAGGCCATCGAAGGGGTGATCAACAAGGACCCGAAGTACTTGCAGTATGTGAGGGAGAGCCCCGGCTTGCGGGGGGCGAACAACGCTGTGCGGGACTATGGCAACCAGCTCCTGAAGCAGATGGGTAAGGACCCCAATCAACTAAATACGATGGCGAAGGCGCTCGGCTACGGCACGGGCGTCAACTTCATCCGTGCGGCCTATCGTGGGTCCAATGCCACCCTATGGGGCGTAGGCGACATGATCCTCTACAAGAGCTTTCTGGCCTCGGAGATTGAACACCCAGGGGCGACCAAGGCGCAGATCAGCAGCCTTGTGGGTGAGCACGTCCCAACGTATGTTGTGCCCTCAACCATCCTCGGGTCGAGGTCGTTCTCGAAGCTGGTGCAGAACCCCTGGTTCCTGGGCTTCTCCCGCTACGAGTACAACCGGGCGGCCAGCTACGGCAACCTCCTGAAGGGCCTTGTCAAGCCGAACGAACTGGAGGACACGGGCCAGTCGATGGACCAGATTGCCTCCCTCATCTTCCATACCGCAGTGACCTACCCGATGGTCAACCACGCCATCCAGAAGATGACGAACAATCCCAACGCCTCGCTCGGGTGGTATGGGCCGTACTCCTACATCGGTGCAGGGGAGGACTACGCCGCAGGCAAGAAGACCTTTGCGCAGGCAGCAGTGCAGACGGCAGTACGCCCAAGTGCAGCGGTCGAGACTGCCGCCGAACTATACTACGGCAAGGAGCTATGGAAGGACGGCGGCAAGGACCTCTACCATAGCGCCGGGGAGTTCGGCAAGTACCTGATGGGTAAGACCTACCCCACGCAGGCTATCATGCGGGTTGCGTCCCCGCCGAAGGGTGTAACACCGAAGCAGGCTATCCGGCAGTTCGCCCTTGACTTCATCGGCATCAAGGACCCCACACCGCAGCAGGAAGCGGCCATCACCAAGTACGCTGCCCTTGAACTTAAGCGGAGGGCCAAGAAATGAAAGTCCTCGTTATCGATACCTATGGCGTAGCTGTGGACTTCTGCCTACGTTGCCAGTGGGCAGGCCACGATGTGAAGCACTACCTGTCACCGGGCAAGTATGACTGCGTCGGCAAGGGCCTCACCCACCGCGTATCAAACTGGCGTGACCACATGAAGTGGGCCGACATCATTGTATGCACGGCCTCGGCCAAGTACGGCTGGGAGATGGAGAACTACTATGAAGCAGGCTATCCTATCTTTGGTGCTAATGAGGACTGCGCCAAGCTCGAACTGGATCGTTGTGTCGGTATGGAAACTCTTACAAACCACGATATTGATGTCCTCCCTTATACTCGCTTCTCTCGCTACGATGATGCTCTTCGCCATGTTCGGGCTACTGGGGGAAGCTATGCTTGCAAACCTATAGGGGATGCGGACCGTGCCCTGAGCTATGTGGCATCGGGACCTGACGACATGATATCCATGATGCGTCGGGCCAAGCGCATGCACGGGGAGGCCAAGCAGGACTTCATCCTCCAGCAGAAGGCAGGGGGCATTGAGTTCGCCGTGGGCGGATGGTTCGGCCCACATGGATTCAACAACGTGTGGGAGGAGAACTTCGAACACAAGAAGTTCTTTGCTGGGGACACTGGCGTCAACACCGGCGAAATGGGCACCGCCATGAAGTACACGGACGAGAGCAAGCTCGGCGAGATGCTGCTACGTCCACTGGAACGTGCCCTGAAAGCCCTGAAGTTCTGCGGCAACATCGACATCTCCGTCATGATCGATGAGAAGGGCAAGCCATGGCCTCTCGAATTCACCATGCGCATGGGCTGGCCCGCCTTCTATCTAAACCAGCACCTCCACAAGGGTGACCCTGTCCAGTGGATGTACGACCTCGTCCACGGACGCGATAGCCTAAAGGTCAGCTACGACCACTGCATCGGCGTATGTGTGGTGGGGCCTAACTTCCCCCACAACTCGAAGGTCGCCGACGAGTGTGAAGGCATCCCTATCTATGGTATCAACCACGACAACATTGCCAACGTCCACTTCTGTGAAGTGATGGCATGTTCGGAGGAAGTATATGAAGAAGGTAAGTGGCGTTCTGTGGACCTGTTTGCCACTGCTGGCAGTTGGCCACTCGTTGTATGTGGTACTGGACCGTCTGTGGTACGGGCGAAGAAGCAGGCATACGATGTGATTGGGCAGATCAGGATTCCCAACTCGCATGGGCATAGGCCTGACATTGGGGACCGCTGCAAGGACCACATCAAGCAGCTCCAGTCGATGGGCTATGCCAAGTCATGGGAGTACGGTGATGCCTAACGTCAGCCCAAACCTCGACAAGCCGCCAAGCGGTCCTACAGAGGACTGGCGCACCCTCAGGCATTGGCTCTTCAAGCTATGGACGATTGTGCGTAACTTCGACCTGACCGCTGCTGCACCCGGCAATACTCAGATCGATGGGAACCTGACTGTGACGGGCGGGATTAATGTACCTGCTGGGTCGAACATCACTGGGATGCCCCTCTCGTTGCTGGCGGCTGCTGCTGGGGAGCAGGATGGGACCGCATCGTCTAATGGCACTCAGGGTGGGCAATTCCTTGGGCCTGTGATTGCGATGAGCGCGGTGAACACTAGCGCACAGTCCTTCACCAATACCGGAGCACTAGCTACAGTAACAGGATGGTCTACTGTATTCGACACTGCTAGTGCCTTTGTGCCTTCTACGGGTATCTACACGATTCCGGTAAGTGGGCTATATCAAGTTAGTGGTAGTGTTCTAATGAATACGATAACATACCCTGCTGCTGGGTACGTACAACTAATAGTGGTATTCAATGCTACACCAACCCATATATACAACCACCTGAATCAGCCCTTCGGAGTTGCTGCTACATCTTCATGCTACCTCGATTGTCAGGTCAATATACTACGGCGCTTCAATGCGGGCGATACTATATTCATGCAGCTAGGGCATATCGCCAACGCAGCTAACACTATGTACTCCGACCCCAACCAAGAGTACAACCATTTTGAAATCCTCAAGGTAGGCTAACATGTCCGTCGAACAAACCCATGAAGAGAAAGAGACCCTGTCAGTAGATGTTGACCTGCCAGGACACGACCCACGAGTAACTACGGCGATGTTCCGTAAGACCAAGCGCATGTTGATGAAGGTGGCGAATGCGATGGGCTTCGACTTCAAGCGACCAGCAGGGCGGTGCTGGATATGCGACAAGACGGAGGCCGACCTCGGTCAGCCCCTCGAAGCACACCACTTCGGCATCGAGCGGGCGTACATCGATGCGGCTATCCGCTGGAATGTGGTAGCCCAGGACTTCCCCATCTTCGACTGGAAGAACTTCAATCCGGCAAACCCTGCTGATTTCATAGATAATATGGTGGCGCAAGGTGTGCTGCTATGCAAAGAGCACCATACTGGAAAGGATACTGGAGTGCATACGCTCCCCTTTAGCCTGTGGATCATGCAGCGCTACCTTGCCGATGGAACCCGCTTTAACCCTACTGAGGTGATCGAACATGGCACTGATATCTGATCCCGTATCGGCGGTCGCTGGTGTCGTCCAGTCGATCATCAACGAGTTCCCCAACCCGGAGCAGAAGGCGGCGGCGCAGCAGTCGCTCGCTAATATGTACATGACTGGGCAGCTCCAGGCTATGACCACCCAGGCGGGCGTCATTACAGCCGAGGAGAACAGCATGAACAAGCTGGAGTCCTCATGGCGGCCCGTACTGATGTACGTCTTCAAGGTGATCCTGGTG